GAGATCTACACGCGTAAGATCGTCGGCAGCGTCAGATGTGTATAAGAGACAGCTTTATATTCCTCCTCAGTCCTAAACCATTTTGTAATAGTCTTGGGCATTGGTGGAAATCCTGGTATAGGCTTCATATCTGGATCTTGCCATATTGGTATCTCTACTCTATGCATCATAACCTATCCCTCATTCTCTGCCATATTGGCGGCTGCTTAAATTTGCTCTTGCTGCGGTATGGTATTATGTCAGACCTTTCATATAAACTGCAAGAGTTGTTCCCGTCGCGCTCAACATCATAAGTGCCGGAAAAGTTCCCCACATACTTAAACACATAATCAGGCATGCCATACATTTCTCTAAACGCCTTAGACAATTTCACCTTCTGGCCTATCCTAAGTTCACTCATCCTTCACCTACCCGCGTTTTTATATTCATCTCCATATCTGCCACCACTTCCTCAGTTTTTTATAAAATGGGTTGCCATTCATATCAGTATATAGATTGGCTGTCTCTAGAAACTCATCGATGGTGCAAGCCCATAAGCTAGTATTGTCTTTTGTATCCGCACTTACTACTTGATCTCCATCTACTCCTACAATCTCAACAATACCCCTCTCTTTCACCTTTCGCCCTTCAACTAGAAAGGCAATATAGAAAGTCACGCCCACTCGAATATCTTTTTCAGTATAAGCGGTAAATCCCGTTCGAGGCCCTGCAAATAAACTACCCATGATTGACCCGCGTTCTTATATGCCTTAACTCCTGACCCATATCCTCAAGCTCGTCTGGGTAAACTGCGTCTGTATTGCTTACAATGTCTAAAAGCTTAACCGCCAGGCTTAGCGCATCGTCTAGCTTTGACTTTAGGGTTGTGATCTCCTCTTTGACTCTTTCCATATTCTGAACATCAATCTTTAATGTCATCTCATTCTTAGCCATCCCTAAACCCCCCTCTTTGTAAACGTTGCAATTCCCTCGACAATATCCGTTTTGTAATCCTTCTCAGTCTCCCTGACCTGGCAATAGTTCAACATCTTGGTTATTGTCTCCCGTGCTTCCATGTTTTGATACTCCTCACCGTTTACAGTTAATCGGCATGTTATTAGCCGTGGTAGATTATTGCGCCTCATTTGGATACTCCCTATAATCATTTGTGTACATCATAAGATCCAAGCATACCGCCTGATATGCTGCCTCGGTCGATCTATTCTTATACGCATTACATATCGTATGATTAACATGCGCCAACTTACCCGCTAGTATCGCCCCGTTAGCCTCTGATGTCTCAAGGGCTGCTTTGAGTTGGGTGTTTTCCTCAATCATCTCCCATAACCATTTTTCCATATCATCAGGATGTAATTGACTGCAATGATTTCTTCGCTGAAACTCCTTAAATGTTTTAGCCATAGTGTATTCACTCATTGCCCGCCCCTCTTCTTTGGTATTGCCTTGTGCATTAAATATGATATTTTATTATTAATCTCAGAATCACGGCTCAACCATCTATTATCATTATCGTCTATTAAATTATATAACCTTTGACGCTCCTTCTCATTATCTTTTTTAAGTTCATCCTGTCTTTTTATTAGTGATGATTGCAAGTGACTTATTGCACCATCCTTTGATAATGATAATTGATTTAATCGGCCTATTAATTCCCCTTTTGAATCATAAGCCCATGGTGAGCTATCATATTGACAATTATTTATTTTATCAACAAACGCATTTTTTATTTGAAACTGTGAAATATCATGTGCATAAAAATAACAGTGCCATACCTTACTACCTATAGTAATATTACTCATTGCCCGCCCCTCTTTGATTCGGCTTTGACTAGCTGTTCAAGTAGTATTAGCACTGACTTACTCGGCTCTCGTATCCCCTGCTCATAGTTCTTGATTGACTTGACCGATACACCTAGCAGCGGGGCAAGCTGTACTTGGGTTAGGTTTAATGTTTGGCGTGATTGTTTAATATGCTGTCTCCTTTGTTCAATTATCACACTGTGTAGATCAGGATCTTTTAATTTTAATCGGCTCATATGGCATTCATTACAAACGACTGATTTAAAAAGACGAGATGGCCTTACATCCCATGAGGATTTATTACATGATGAGCATTTCATTTTAACTCCCCAATTAAGGATTCCATTAATTTATCAATACCTAATAGTTTATCAATCCAGCCATCTGGTATATCTACATAATCTCTACCGTCAAATATTTCTGGTATCCTATCCGCGCACCATTCTATATCAATACAAATTTGCTTTATATCTTTGACTTCTTTTTCATAACTCATTAATAACACTCTCCAATTGCTTTAAAGTAGGATCTTAGGCTAATTCCTTTTGAATTATTCATATAAAATTTCTGCGCGGCCTTATATTGGCCTACTGCTGCTAGTTGCCTGATATACCACAGCTTCTCTTTACGGCTCATTTCCTCTGGCATCTTATCCATAACTAACAGCCCCGAAGGGCTTTCTCCTATTATACTAGCTCTTCAAGTTCTTCACAGAATGAAACAAAAGCCTCAGTTGTGATTGCAGTTTCAAGAATATTAAGCGATACGTCAATTGTGTTCCAGTCCATTTCGTTTATTGTCATTTCTTTGATGGCTTCTTTTAGTTGGCTGATTTTGATTGTCATCTTTTCTTACCTTGTTAGTTAGTTGCTTTCTACTTATATAATACTACCCCATTGAGGTATATTAAAGCCTTTTATCAAACAATCTTCAACATTTCTCACAACTTCAACCCCTGCAATCAAGTTTCTGCGCTGCCCCGTTGAATCTGGTTTGGGTGAATCGGGCAATCATGTTGCTAAAGCTCTCACCCTCGACATCCTTGAACTTTAAGAATTGCTTATATATAAATCTGGCCTCTTCATAATGCCTGGGGCTAGCCGCTTCTTTAAACCCTAAGCCAATCCACCACCAATCAGGCTTTTTCTCTGCCTTCTGATCTAGCTCATTAAAATAACAATCTACATCAGCACAGAAGAAAGCATATTCCTCGATCAATTCATCGTGGTCCGTGATATTCAGCAGGTTCTCAAGCTCTACGTCAAAGTTCATTGTACGGCCTTTTCAAAGCATTTTGTATGAGCGTATTCTGAATGATAAGGAACGTCAAATATCGTTTGAGTATCATCTTCTATATCATCCTCGCATATTGAGCAAATGCATGCACCCGCAAAACTAGGAATAATCGCAGAGTTTAAAATCCTAACCTTTGTCATTTTGGTGATCTTGTGATCCTGCATTATTTCTATTACTTTATCATAGTGCTTTTTATAATTCATCATTGTTGCTCCATTCTGTTGAGTTGTCGTAAAATTCTGTTGTCTGAGCATTGTATTTAATATCAACCTTGCCAGTCCTGCCGCCTCTATTCTTAGCAACGAATAAAATACAATCCTGGTCATAGTTGCCCTCTGCCTGTTCTGCTAGGTCGCGATGAATTAACAATACATAATGAGCATCTTGCTCTATGCCGCCTGACTCTTTTAAATTCTTCATCCTTGGGAACTCGTCACCATCCCTATTAAGCTGTGCAAGTGCGCAGATATGAATATCCAAATCCGTTGCAATATCTGTCAATGTTGCGCTAACCTCATCAACCTGGGAGCGCCTATCTAACTTTGAACTGCCTTGGATCTTCTGGAGATAGTCAATAAACACAACCTTTAAATCTGGGTTCTTATTCTTCATATTGCGGATAATGCTGCGGATATTACCAAGCCGCCTATCTGTTGTTCTGGTTATCTGGCTCAATCTACATTGTTTCAGCTTCTCTGCCTGCTGTGTAAACTTGCCTGTCGATGTGCTATTGGTGTTTTTGGCAAAGTCATATATTGAGATACCGGAACGCATCTGTATAATTCTTTCCGCGCACTCTGATTCTGACATTTCAACCGATAAAAAGCCACATGGGATATTAAACCTTGTAAGATTGCTCATAAAAGTTAATCCTAGTGCACTCTTACCGACACTAGGCCTTGCACCTATAATGGACATTGTTTTAGTTGTTAAGCCGCATATAAGGCTATCTAGCGACGATACACCAGTTTTGAGATAATCTTGCTGATCGCCTTCACTTAGTCTAACGGCCTTGTTCATTACCTCCTTGACCGCTTGAGGAAGTGTCACCCCTGTTGTGACTTGGCTATTCTTCTCAATCTCATCTAATCGCTTTCTAACGATGTTCAAATAATCCTCTGCTGTGTTCAGTTCATCAAGTGTGCAATTGCCTAACTCATGGCTGAGTACTTGCAACCTAGATTTTACAAGTGCCTCATATCTGACATTTACATAGCTTTGCAGGTGTTCCTCAAAACCTGTTTGGCTTATTATCTTCGGGTAAAGATCAACGCTGATATTGTCCTTTGTTCCAAGCTTCATTAATTCGCGACGGTTTACTTTGCCGGTTGAGTAATAAAGCTCTTTGATATTGGTAAATATTATATTTAGCTTCTGATCTGCAAAAGGATCTTCAAACTTATTGATAAGCTGACAATCGTTAATTAGATCCGGCTTCTTTATTAGTAGCCCTAAAAGTGCGTAGTCGTTGTTCATTTATTAAAATACCTTCTAACTAAATACGATCTCAAAAGAGATATAATTGTAAAGTATATTCCTATCGTAATATTCTGTGTTATACTTGCCTGAACTCCTACAAGTGGGAATATGATAATCTGACTAACCAACGCCACCATATAACCTATGATGACATTGGTGATAGACTCAATAAAGCTATCTTTTTTAGATTGCATATTTAGAATAGTTCTGGGTGAAGATCTTCAACAAATCGACTATCAACATCTTTTAGATTCATTATAGCCTGACGATAATAACTGTCTTTTAATTCTACCCCTATTGCCTTTCTACCCAATGATACAGGGCTAAACACTTCTGAACCCACCCCCATAAAAGGAGTAAATACAGTTTCTCCCGGATTAGTGTACAAATCAACTATACGGTCAATAACATCTAATTGAAGTGGGTGTACATGCTTCTCATCCTCTTCTGTTTTGCTTTCTTTGTATTGCAATACCTCATCAATCCTTATATCATCCCATACGCTAGACGCATATCGTTGCCAAATATAATGACTTAATTTATTGCTCTTTGGGTCTTTGTGATCTTTAAACTCATTATTTAAATAATTCCATAACTCACCGCTATTGAACGATGTATCATTGGCGTTATTCCATGCTCTTAGTATATTGGGTAATATTGGGGTTTCTCCTGCATATCTACCAAATCCGCTATCATGTGTTACCGGTACCTCATTTTCTCCTTTCTTAGTAAATATTAAAACATAATCGGGCATAGCTGTAAAGCACTTTGTGGAATCCTCTACTATGAACTTGTGCATTAGAGATTGAACCATAGTGCGCATACGTACTTTTAAAGGCTCTTTCCAAATTGTGATTCTGTTGCGATACTCAAACCCATGCTTTTCATGCAGCTTTATCACCTCGTGAGGGAAGTCCCAAAGCCTGCAAGTATTATCAAATACATCTGTAACATGTACTGCGTTAATTCTACCAGGCTTTGTTACTCTTGACATCTCAGATATTAAAAAATCATAATGGTCTAAAAATTGCTCTTTAGACTCACAGTTACTAAAATCCCTATCGCTTGAACTGTAATTATACAATCCTGCGAAAGGTGGAGAATAGACGGATAGGTCAATACTACTATCTGGCATATCTTTTATTACTTCCATGCAATCTGAATTATATATAGCGTAATTCTCTGTAATTATTTGTTCTTTTGTCATCTCATTTCTCCTTAAATAAACTTTGGTAGTGTTACTGTTTTATTAAACTCTTTGTATTCATGGCTAAAGCTTCCATTTACATTTTTAACTAAATTTTCATATAAGTCCTTTGCCTTTTGTGTTTTTTGTTTAAGTGATTCAATTATCTTCTCCTGACCATCTGAAGTTACTAAATCAATAGTTACCTCCTTCTTTTGGCCAAACCTCCAGAATCGTCTTATAGCTTGGTAATATTGTTCGTAACTGAATGTAGGAAAGAAAACAGAATGATTACAATGTTGCCAGTTTAAACCCATTCCAGTCATTTTAGCTTTTGTTATTAATCTTTTAATATTTCCCTTTGCGAAGTCTATTAATATTTCTTCTTTTCGGTCGCTAGACATAGCGCCTTTTATCTGAACTGCGTCAGGGTCTAACCTGTTAATCAAATCACCTTCATCATTTAAATTAACCCAATATACTGAGGTCTTCCCGGACGCTAACTCAACAGCTTTATTACATCTACCTGTTAATGTATTTCTTTGCTCTGCTCGGATCTCATGAAAGTTCTTAGCCTTATTAGCAAATAATAATAACTGTCCTTCTTCCTCAATCATTGAATCATTTCTTACTATATTAGTATTTATATTCAATGCCGGAAGTTTATACCGTTCATCACTAAACCCAATATCGGAAGGCATTTTAACCATAATTGACCATTGATTGACCCATGAAAAGAAATCCCTTTCAGCATGCGGCTTTAAATAGAACTTTTCTCCTGCGTGCTTTGGATCTATGCTATTTGCGTTATTCTTAAAAAACTTCCCCAACATATCCATATAACCCATATAACCCAAAGCTTCGGAGCTAGTACCAAGTTCTATAAAATCATTGGGGGACGGTGTAGCTGTTGAAAGGAACCTATAAGGAAGCTTTTTAATAAACGTGTTTATCTGGTTCTTTATCTTACCGTCAAAGTTTTTTAGTATTGAGCTTTCATCCAGGAACAAACAAACAAAGTCATTTGAATCGAAATAATGTAATCGCTCATAATTACATATAACTATTTTCTTTGTGTGATTTCCATCTTTTGAATATTCAATATCATCTATACCAATCTTTTCAGCTTCGATTAAGAATTGAAATGCTACAGCTAATGGAGTCAATATTAGTACTTTCTTGTTTGTGTGAAGTACCACGTTATAGGCTTCTGATAATTGAATAAGAGTCTTACCTAGTCCAGTATCAAGAAAATTTGCTACCCTACCTTTTTGTAATGATTTCTGTATTACATGTTTTTGAAAGTCAAATGCTATATCAGGCATCCATGAAGGCTCAAAACCAAATTGGCCTATACTGTGTTTCTTACTTTCTAAAAATTCATTATACTTCATTGCTTGCACCTTTTTTAAAATATCCATCAATACTCTGAGTCATCCATAAAGGGCTATAATTATTCCTTATGAAGTTCTTTTTAACTTTTCTTTCAATCTCTTTTTGTATTTCAGTTGCGCTCATCTTCTCATTACTCCTTAAATTATTGTTAAAAATAAAGTCACCGCCCTTTTATAATTTTTTACTATGGGTGATTTATGTCACCTGTTGGATTAGCTGTATGTTAAGTTAGCTCCAGGTAGCATAGGACGGGCTTGCCTGTCTTGGTTGGCTTATTTCATATTAACTCCTTTTGTTGTCTTGCTTGTAGGTGTTCATTTTGTGGACTCAAGTTTATTCATCTCTTCAAGTATTTGTTCTGCGACACTTGTATCTATATCCTCATCATCGCCATAATTATCTATGGTTAAGTAAAGCAAATCTTTAAGAGATTCCCAGTTAGATTTGAATTTATTAAGCTTCTTGATTTCCTGAGTATCCACATAATCAATACTTCCTCTAATGCCTCTTGTATTTTTTGTAATTCTCATCATCTATCTCCTTTATGAATAAACATTGTGGTTTCTAATATCTGGCTCATGAGAATGGGTTCCAGTTCTTAACATCTTTCTTGGTATCGTTCTTCTCCCAAGTCCTAACTGCTGCTTTCCAATCCTTCATTTTATTGGGGCCAATCATCCAACCCTTAGCAGCATAGTGATTCATCCAATTATCAGGATTAACCTCATTCTTTCTTTCAAGGCAATAATCAGCAACCTCTTTTAATGTCGGCTCCTTGAATCTTTTTATACTTTTCTCTTCTTTAGTTTTATTTACTTTACTTTCCTTTACTTTACTTTGTGTACTTTCTGTGACAGAAACCCCCTTTGGCTTGGAGTTTCTGCGTTTATCTACTACAGATTGCATCCTATCTGATAGTTTCTGTGACAGATACTCGCAGTTATCCCCAGTTTGTAAGAGCCTCAACCGCACCATGTAAGAAAGAATCTCACTAAATAGCTCTGGCTCAATACCAAAATCAGCACTAAGAATCTCTATTTCTATCTCATCAATGGATCTAGTGAAGTAATCAGAGGCTGTTAATACCTCAAGCATCATACCCCAGACAGCATAACCATCATTACCAAACTTGTTTCTAAGGGCTTTTACTTTGGGGTCGTTACGCATTCCAGCATCATGTGAGAAGTAGTCTGCGTTATGTCTTTTAGGGCGTGCCATCGTCATCTCCCGAAAATACATCTTTATCAACAACTAACTTTAAAGCAGATACAAAAGCAGATAATTGCATATCATTAGTAATTGGGTATCCGTTTATGATTATACAGTCTTCTTTGATTATGTAATCTAAGCCGAGGATGTTGGTTAAATGGCCTAAGTGAAACGCTTCTTGGTGTGACCAATCTAGTTCATCATACATGTGGAATTTCTCCATAAAAAAGAGAAGGGCAAAATTTGATTTGGTTGTCTTGCGCTCTCTCTGCTTATCTCTGCTTAGGAATGTCGGCCCAAGGTGCAGAGAGGAACCTAAACCACCGGTGATCAAGCCAATGGCGGGCCTATGAATATACCCCAATTATAACCCCGTTACGAGGTTTCGTCAACTAGCCAGGATTGCAATCAGTAATTATTAGTCTCTCTGTTTCTGATGATAATAAGTTACAAGTACTCTTATTAGAGTCTAGCCAACATTCTGCACCTTCATACCTGTCTCTTATACACATCTGACGCTGCCGACGATCTTACGCGTGTAGATCTCGGTGGTCGCCGT